AACGAATGAAAAACACGCTCGCAAATATGAATTTCAATTTCTCTGCGTCTTCTTCAAATGGTTCACCCTTGTCCCCTCCTGGTCGAGCCGGTATCAACATAGCTAAGAACATACTCGGGCCAGGTTTTACAAACGCTCAGCTTCAAAATTTCTTAAACAAGTACTCAAAGTCTCCACAATCTCTGAACAGGATCGTCGGAGAGTTCAAGGGTCTTCGCGTGAAGAAACTCGCAAACGCACCAACAGAATCACTCTAGTTCACATATACCATTCACACGCTTGTAAAGAACTCGATTCCAAAACTCGCGCATCACAGGAAGCTTCTCCTCGAACCAAGCCCTGTCCCTCTGTACCCTAATGATTTTGAGAAGGTCCTTCTCTTCACAATACTGTATAAAGTCACACTCTTCGAGCCCCATAATTTCTAAGAGCAACTGAATCTGAGGCATGTAGTACACGGGGACGCTCGACGAGATTTTCTTCGGACACTTGATTTCTATGAGCACACCATCCTCGGTGACACCGTCGGGGCTCCCGCCGAGCCATTTGTGTTCGGGGTGTACCAAGAGTCCGATCTCATGCGTCTTGCTGTTTTTAAGAGAGTCATACATGTCACGAACTATAGGCTCCAGACGAACCCCACGAGCCGTATCAGAATTTCCTGTGAATTTACGACCCACTCCACATTTTTCAAGTATCAGAGTCTCCGGATGCTTGAAAAAGTTTACTCCAATCGCTGATGCAACGTCGCTCGCAGTGAGCATATTTCCACGCAAGGCAAACCACTCAGGACTCCTTTGATCATCATACGTCTGCTGTAAAAGCTCAGCCACACGCGGATGCATTGCTTATCTGTAGTCCCATTGTTTTAATAGCCTCTCCGGCTGCAAACTGTTCAGCCTGTTTCTTTGTCGTTCCACACCCCCTCCCGTACAAAATTGAATTTACGTACACGGAAACATAAAATATACCATTTACTTGTGCATCTATGCTGTACACGGGTAGTTCAAATCGTCGGTTCTGGCACACCCTCATCAACTGGTCTTTGTAGTTGTCATCATTCATATCAACTGGAAATTCTTGTAGCAGTCTGAATATGAATTGTTTGGTATGAATGATTCCAAGATCCATGTAAATCGCACCTATGAGTGCCTCCAAAACATCTTCTAAAATCTTCGGATTTCGATTCCACCCCTTCTTTGTACCCTTTTCATCCATAAGAATCCACCTGTACAATCCCAAGCGTTCTGAGATGGAAGACAGCGTCGTTCCTCTCACAATCTTGGTTCGAGCCTTTGTGAGAAACCCCTCTTCTTGTTCCGATGAGTACAAATCGTACAAGTAACGCGTAATTATAAACCCGAGCACAGAGTCGCCCATAAATTCTAAATTTTCATACGAGTTTTTGAGTTCAGGATATTGTTTCAGTGCGGATTTGTGTGTGAAAGCTTCTATGTACATGTTCACATTTGACACCCTTGTCCCCACGAGCTCTTCAATTTCTAATTTTGAAATGAGACTCATTTACTATTTCAGTACATAATCTTTTAAACCTTAGAAACCGTAACCTTAGGCTTCTTGGCAGGAAGCTTCGGCTCCGATGGCTGAGCCTCGGCAACAACAGCGGTAGCAGCCTTTGTAGACACATAGTGGTGATTGATAAACTTCTGCAGGTTCGTCACAGTCACGTCCTGACCCTCCATGGGCTTCAGCAGATCCTTCAGAGTCTGATCCAGGTTGATCACCTTTCCGTTGTTCAGTCCATTCTCCTTTGCGTATGCAAACACGCGCTTCGTCACGTCGGACCGAGACACGAGCTCACCGTCAGCAAGCTTCAGAAATGCACGGAGCTGGTCGGAAATCTGCTGAGGCTTCTTGAACGAGTTGTTCTCAGAACGAGCCTTTGCCTTCTCGCCTGTAGGATCGTCCAGCTTCTGACGAATCTTGTGCGTCTCGCGCTGCAGAGCCTTCACGACCTTCTCAAGAGCGACCAAAGATGCCTGAATAGACTCCAGGGAAGCCATTCTTGATAACTTCTGTAACCTTTTCTTTAAACCCTGGAATGATCATGAAAATGAATACAAACATCATAGGCGAAGGAATCATGAGTGCGAGAAGAAGGAGATGCCACAACCTGAACCCCAAGAAATCTGTGTTCAGAACATCAAGCACTTCCTTAGGAAAGAGCTCTGATGAAGGTCTCGGATTCGGGCTCACTGCGTTTGCCATCCTGTTATAATCTCACATAAAGAAAAATGGAGTACGGAAAACCATCCAAGCTCCAGGATGGTCGCTATTTCCTGCGTGTCACCAACGGCGACGGATCTCGGGTCCTGAAACAGATCAACGGCGTAGAGGTACAGGAAGCACACTGCCTGAAGGTTCCTTCCGGAGATTTCCTTCGTGAATACGATGAAGATATACTGGCGAGCGCCGAGAAAAACTCAGAGGAATGGTTCGGCAAGAAGTTTGACATGGATGCTCTCAAGAAGGCGTTCGATTCTTCAGTAAACACGGGCCTGCTCGAGGCTCCGTTTGCAAAGCGTGGAGGTACAGTAGCTACACGGGTGTTTGACTGTGACCGCAACGAGGTTTCGCCTGATGTTCTTGTTCCAGGAACAAAGTGTGACGTCGTCGTCGAGCTCGTGGGTCTGTGGTTCCTCAAGAAGTCATTCGGTCCAGTGTGGCGTCTGGTGCAGGCGCGCCTCAAGAAGGAATCCACATTCCCCAGCAAGTACATGTTCTCGGACGAAAATGCAGGAGAGACCGATGATGAGTACTATGTGTAAAAAAATTTCGCGAGGAAATATAAATGGCAAATTCACCACGTTTTGACGGAAAATCTCTGGCGATACTAGCTCTTCTCGCAGTTATCGTATACATGGTATTCTTCCGTCCTCAGGGTAGCCCCTTCACACTCGAGATCACGGGTGCACCTCTGGAGGATGACATGGACATCAGCAAGGCTGTCGACACCGCGGCGTCTGCACCGAAGCAGATGAAGACGACAGGCAACGGGTACGAGTCTGGTGGTGTCATTCCCACGAACGATCCCGTGTCTCTCTCCTCAGCTGCTCTGCTCCCCAAGGAGATCCCAGTGACGGATGACTTTGGTCAGTTCTCCACCGAGCAGATCCTCAGTGGCCAGAACTATCTCGACCCGAGAGGTCAGATTGGTTACCCGGAGACTGTAGGCGGAACTCTGCGGAATGCCAATCTCCAGATTCGTTCCGAGCCGGCGAACCCCCGCGACCCCGTCAGCATATGGAACCTTTCCACCATTACTCCAGAGGAGATGAGACCTCTGTTCGAAATACAAGATAAAGAATACGCTTGAATTGAATAAAAATGGCTGATCTGAAAAGCGTAGTCACCGAGTGGATCGATTTAAAGAAGCACATCTCTCAGGCCAGGAAGGATCTTTCTGTTCTGGTAAAACGCGAGAAGATGCTTTCGGATGTCATCAAGCAAAATATGGTTCAGAATGATGTAGATGATCTCAAAGTCCAGGAGAACAAAGTGCGAATGCGCACCAAGAACGCCAAGGGCTCTCTCACGAAGGATGTCGTGCAGGTCGGACTCACGTCATACTTCTCAGGCGACGTAGTTAAGGTTGAGGGTGCTATGAAAGCTATAACAGACAGTCTGCCTTTGAAGCAGAGATCTAGTCTCTCTATTCTCAAAGCATGAGTGACAACGACCTCGCGTACGATTCTCCAGCCGACTCGGATGACTCGATCCAGGAGCCTGAACTCTCGGCCGAGGAATGGCAAGATTGGAACAGCGAAGAACTCTTAAATCTGTGGATGTCCGTCATCCAGTACCACGAAGAATGGTACTTGCCACTCAGAAGGACGTTCAACGATTTTTGTGAATTTGTGTACAACGGACAAGTCCTCGGACTTGGACAAGTCCTCGGAATTGGACAAGTCCTCGGAATTGGACAAGTCCCCGATGAGATCCAGGCGATCAAGAATCACCCGTTCATCCAAGGACTCGACTGGAACTTATTTTTTTTCTCTACGCACTAAGTAAAATGAACAACATCGATATCACCTCGCCGAAGGTTTACACTCCAGCCCTGCTCTTTGCCATTCTGAACTCTGGACTGGTTATGTTCATGCAGAAGAATGGTCAGAATGTGCTGGGTGGCGCTCTGGTCATAAACGCTGTGATCTTTGCTCTGCTGTACTATGTCATCATGAAGTTCCTGCTGAAGCGCTCTCTGACTCGCGCTGATATCCTGGTGCCTCTGGTTCTGTACATCCTGTTGACTCCGGGTGTGCTGCTGACCATTCCTCCGGGCTCCAAGGGCCTGTTCATGTCAGGCCAGACCTCCACACCTGCCGTGGCTGTGCACACCCTGGTGTTCGCCGTGGTGTTTGCTCTGATGCGCAAGCAGTTCGCTAGCTACTATTAAATAAAGAAACTAGCATTGTTTAAGTAATGAAACGTCTGATCATAGGTCCGGGTTCTATGGTCCTCTACGCATTTATAGGTGTCTTAAAATATTTGAGTGATTCTGAACTTTTAAATGAGCTCGAAGAAATGTCGTGTTCATCGGCTGGTGCAATATTAGGGTTTTTTTATGTATTTTTTAAAGGTGACGTGAACAAACTTTTGCAAATTTCTATTGATGCTCCTTTGGAAACGATCGCAAAGCCTGATATAAAGAGCCTACTGACTAAATTTGGTCTGATTGATGGTGACAGGTTTGAGAAGTACATGGAGAAGAAGACATCTGGGATCACTTTCAAAGAGCTGTACGAGATGAACCCTATAAAACTACACATACCAACGTGTGACATTGTCACAAACAAAACAATCTACATGTCGGTTGATACCACACCTGACATGAAGGTTGCGCACGCAGTGAGACGGTCTATAGCCGTACCTGTGATAATGACTCCGGTGTCTAGGAGGTATGTTGATGGTTCGATAAAGGAGTTTAGTCCGTTTGGACCTTTTTTGGGCAAGACGGATGTACTTGAAATTAGATACAAGTGCGATTCTGTAGATACCCCACAGAAACCGCTTACGTTTTTTCAATATCTTTACACTGTGGTATGTACATTCATAAGCAACAGAGTAGAGTTTCTCGATTTTCCACGTATTGACGTGTTCACAGGTCCAGAGTTTCAACTGTTCAATTTTTCGATGAATCTTGAGCAGAAACTCCAACTGTACACAGACGGGTACCACCAGGCGAAAAAATCGTTGCCGGCTTGTTATCGTAAAAGTCGTGATTCATCTGAAGAAGGTCCCAAAAGTCTTGTTTGCTCACATTTGCAGAATACACGTGATCCAGAACCTCAATCAGAAGATCAACGTCATCCTGTGGGCGATGAGACTGGTGAAAAGACAGATCCTTACGAATCGTCATCACCAGTCCCTCAAGAGACAGATCAATCATCTCAGGGTACCTCCGAATCATCTTTGCATTCAGACGAGAACTCGAAAACCACCTCCGAGTACACACAAACTTCAGAGAGTTCCAGTCTTTCACGGCCGGTGCAACCTTGAAACCGATCGGTCCGTTCGGGAAGAGTTTCGTTCCGTAGAACTTATCGCTGAACCAAATTGCACGCAGGTCGAGGTCCACACACTGGGTCGCGATTCGTCCTCCGTTTTTCACAGCAACATCCACGAGGCTTTTGATCGCATCCACAAAAGGAACCTTTAGAATGTCTTCAGAACCCATGACAAACTGGTTAATTTTTTTGGTGTACTTCTCCATGAGCTCTGCGTTCTCGAAAAACTCCTTCACGGCAAGAACCTTGCGATCCCTGCGGTGAAGCGGTGCGTGCGTAACGGACAAGGCGTTCGCCTTGGACTTGCTCCCAGAGACTTTGTCTCTGACGTACTCGTGTGCGTCTCGTCCGATAGCCTCGTAAACAAACGCAAAAATGAGTCCGTTCCCGTCCACGACGACAGATTCAGGGTCTGCGACGAGGATCCAGCGCGTCATTTGTACTTGCTCTTTCTGTGTGTACTTTTTTAAATGTACATCGTGACACCGTGTTCACGTCCAGAGAACTTGGATCGTGTAAAAAATTCGATAAGATTTCCAAGTGGTACATCGTGTACGACAACAGACATTTTGAGTTTTCGAAAATGTATCCGGACGACCCGCAGATTGTCGAACTCGAGTGTCACGAAGAAGGCCTCGTCGAAAACCAGTGCAAAAACTTGGCCCTAGACGTGATCCGGGACGGGTTTGTGTATTTCCTGGATGATGACAATGTGGTCCATTCAAACTTTTGGAATTTTAAGTTTGGAGGGGGCGAGGCTCTCGTTTACACATTCGATCAACAGCTGAGTCCACCAGACAAAATGATACCAGAGATTCGAACAGGTAATTTGCCTTTCGTGGATCAGATAGACACGGACCTCATAAAAGACAGAAGATTCTTGATCAATTTCTATAATGCAGACGGAAGGTTCATAGAGGACATCATCAAGACATACCCGACCAAGTGGAGGTACATAGACACGCTCGGGTGTTACTATAATTTTATTGGTTAAGGAATACCGTAGAACATATTTTAGATGATGGAGTCCATCTTTGACAAGTACGACACTGACAAGAATTCGAGCTTCCATAATTATCCCCGTCAGTACTCGAGTCTCTTTGAAAAGTATCGAACGAAGGCCAATCTTCGTTTTCTCGAGATTGGAATCTTCCGAGGCGAATCTCTCAAGGCCTGGCGCGAATACTTTGTCGGTGAGGGATCCGTCGTTGTAGGAATCGACGTGAATCCGGTTGAGCTGGACGTCGAAGGTGTTTTCACGGAACAAGGTGATGCGACTGATCCGAAGGTACTCGAAAGTCTCCACGAGAAGTACGGACCTTTCGATGTCGTCGTCGATGACGGCGGGCACCGTAACAACCAAGTGATCAAGTCATTTGAGGCTCTGTTTCCGCTCTTGAGTGACGGTGGCTTGTACGTCGTCGAGGACACGGTAACGTGGAGCGACACGTCTTTTTTTGACCAAGCGTACCCCAGTCACCTCCAGTACTTTTGTCAGTTTACGAGGTTTCTGAACCAGCATCGCGAAGAAGATTACTGCGTTGACCCGTTCAAGAATTTTGGAAAGACTGCTGAGAATGTGATCGAGTATTCGCTGGATAAGATGGAGTTTGGAGTTTCGTACATCGCGCTACATAAACTCGTGAGGGAACACTGGAAACCAAAACCGTTTAAGATTTGTTAAGAAGAAATATGTACATCCACAGACGCTCTACGATCCAAGGGAAATCTTCTATGGTCTCTGACATTTCCAACAAGCCTTTCCAAAAGTCCAAGCTTCGTCTCTGAATAACATCTCTGTGCACAATGAACTGTGCGCCCGGCGTAAAAAATATAATCTCTGGCGGATCACTCCCGAGTATCTTTTTAAAGTATTCGCCTATTGGCTTGTCTGGATAATCAGGATTTCCCATTCTGTCACAGTACAAGTATTGATGAGTTCCTATCTGGGAGGCACCTTCTTTTGGTATGTCACCGTCTATAAATTTTTGAATATTCTCAAGTTTCACACCGTGATCGAACGGCCAACCCTGTAGAAATATAGTGTACTCGGCCAAGTTTTCCCAGTGTGATACTATGTGATGGAGGTACGTGTGCGCTTCGCGACCCACATTTGGGAGCGGGTGCCCAAGACCCTGTCCTTTGTCGTACACTATTAAATTGAAGTCTCCTTTGAGCATCGTCGTCCATTTGATATCCTCATTGTATCTCGCGACGACAACGTCCATTCCTCCTCTTTATTCATAAAAAAAATTCCGACATAGTACGCATATCAGTAGTGTCCGCCCGACCTCTCGCAATTTTTTTCTCAAATTCTTCCCTTGATTTACAGAAATAGTGATTCAGCTGGATGATCGAGGTGTCCCCGTCTGGATTGAACGGAGTGTTCCACACGTGCGTCGTACCGTTCGGCGCGTGTACAGTGATTGGTGTGTCCTTTGGAAAGTGACAATTCTCGAACGAGACCTGTCTCGGACTCGGCAGACCTCGAGTCCTCGCGATACTCTTTATGTGGTGGTTCAGTTCGCCCTTAGTAAACCGTTCCATAACAGGTCTCGGCTCGTACTTTTCGTGTCCTTCACTCCCGAACAGAACCCAATTCACACCAATTGCGACGGGTGCCGAAAGCCCTCGGCTTTCCTCGAGGAGGTACTCTTGGATCGTCGCGTGTTTTTTCAAAACGAAAAATTCGTCCACGTCGATGAATGCACACCAGTCGTGTTTCTTTCCGTAATTTTCCAAGAAGTGATTGTACGCCGGGACCTGTTTAAGAGGACCCGGAAAGTGAATCACTTTGATACGTGTATCAACTTCTTTGTTTTTTAGTACGAAGTCGTCCGAATTGTCGTAGACGTATACGTGGTTGAATCCGAGCTTGTTCAAGTGATGGTCGAGCCACTCGTCTATGTACAATTCCTCGTTCAGGGCAATGCAACAGATTGCAACGTCGAATCCCATTTTTTAATAAGGTGTCTATATTAAATGAAACTGAAACGCGAACACTTTATTTGGGTTGCTGTGATATTGGTGATCGTGGTAACTTTGTTGTTCATGTGTCGGACTAAGAAGAGTTACATGGAGACTGATATGATTTCAAATTTTAAGAATGTATATGAAAATGGTACATGGGGTAATGATACTTCTCAAGGGTACAAAGGGTCTAGTGGGTCTGGATCTGAACTTGAGTACAATCAAAACACATACATACCATTTTTAAAGAAATTCATAAAAGATCATGATATTCACAGTGTAGTTGATTTAGGGTGTGGAAGTTTCAAGTGTGGAAAAGCGATATACGATGATTTGGATGGTGTAAAATATACAGGTTATGACGCGTATGAAGGTGTTATACAATCTCATAAACAAACATATCCAGAGTATGAATTTATATTTTCAGATTTTTATTCTGAAAAAGAAAATATAAAATCATCTGATCTGTGTATTATAAAGGATGTTATACAACACTGGCCTTTAGAAAATATTAGAACATTCATGGATTACCTCGTAGAATCCAAAAAGTTCAAGTACTTGCTTGTGTGCAACTGTACAAAATTTGCAGATTCTAGAGACATAGTAGAAAATTATGATATCGCTGTGGGTGATTTTAGACCTCTTCCTTTTGATCTTGAACCCATGAAGAAATATGGGTTCGAAAAAGTGTATGCTTGGGACACGAAAGAGGTTGGAGTAATAAAATTCTAGATTACATATAAAATGAAACGCGAACACTTTATTTGGGTCGCTGTGATATTGGTGATCGCAGCGGTTCTGTTGTTATTAGGTCGGACTAAGAAGAGTTACATGACAAGTGATTTGATATTTTCACCTGTGAAATGTGAACACGATTTTATAAGACTCGGAGATAAATATGATGGCGGTTACGTCATGTTAGATAACTCATTCAGGTCATCTGTAATTTTAGGTTATGGTGTTGGTCATACATGTTTATTTGAAAATGAAGTTACCGAAAGATTCGGAATAAAAGGATATATATTCGATCATACATTAGAAGGACCACCACATAATATGAACAAAGAAAGGATAACTTTTATAAAAGAAGGTATATCTGACAATGATAATGAAGAAAATTTGAAATCTTTACAATATCACATAGACAAATATGCAAAAGATACAGAAAACATAATTCTAAAAATTGATGTAGAAGGAGCTGAATGGAAATCTCTAAAAAATGCAGATCTTTCAAAGGTGTCACAATTACTAATAGAATTTCATGAAATGGATAAAGATGCAGATTGGGATTTAATAAAACGTATAAATGATCAATTTTATTTAGTTAATATTCACGGTACAAATTGTGGACCGATGACAATTGTAAACGGAAAAAAATTTCCAAAATATATTGAATGTACTTGGGTCAGAAAAGATCTTATAAATGAACCTATAGAGTACAAAGAAATGAATTCATTAAACGAACGATGTGACCCTAATAAAGATGAATTAGAACATGTTTTGATATAAGTGACATTCAACTCGATGTAGATTAGTCTAAAAATATTTTTGGAACTGAATCTAATACTTCCTGTGGAGTTTTTATCAAAGGATCTCCATATTGATCAAGTTTATTTTTAAATAATTGTTCGCCATCTCTATCATTTGCGTGTGAATATGATTTAAGAATTTCCAATGCAGTTTTTTCTCCACCGAATTTTGTAAAATGCCAACCACACTCATTAATTGGTTTATAATTCCATTTATGATATTTCATTTCAATTAAACCTGTTTTTTTAGCACTTTTATTTGAACATATAAAAGTTCCAAAATGATATGCATCAATTTTATCCATATATTCTAAAGAATATCTGAATATTTGTTGCTTACATACATAAATATCATCTCCAATATTGCTCAAGTCTATCTTTGACATATTTGGAATTTCATCAACATCTGAAAAAATAATTATGTCATCATCCGAAAACCTATTAAGTTCTTCTTCTATTGCAGATCTTTGTTGTCCCTCTCTTTCCCAGAATTTAAAAGTCTCTTCTGTTCTTTTACCTTCGTCAGAATAATCTATTATTCTATGACGATTTTTATCACTGTCCCAAAATCCTTCTCCAAGAGGTTTTGTCTTTATGTGAATAATTTTATCCATCCATTTCAAAAATCTATCTTTATTCTGTTCAAAATAAAACGGTTTTTCATTCCCTGTGAAAGTTGTAGGAGCTTCACATATTATAAAATTGTCAACGTATGAATCCATATATTGGAGACGTTTTTCAAGTATTTCAAGCTCATTGAAAAAAGTAAAACAATCTATTACTTTTCTGGTTTTCATACACTCTTTTTTTCTCATAAAAATTAAAATTAAAAACAAAAATATACACACAAAAAATAAAACATACATAATTATATAAATGTCAATATTTTTTACAATATGGAATCCCATTGTTCAATGACTTTAGAACTATTGAATTTTTCTCTCCAATATTCAACGTCAACCTTTTGGTCACCTATAGATTTAACTGTTTCGATTATAGAATTTATTGCCTGATCAGTTAATAAATTTGGTTCTGATATGTGATCATAGTTTTGCAATGCTTCTTTATTGAAATTGTCAGGAATTTTTATAAAGTGACATCCTTTACCCTCTTCTCCGTAAATTTCTGGCATACAAGCTATAGGCCATGTAATAACATGAACACCCATACACAACGACTCTGCTACACAGCAAGCAAATGTATCTTTATGCACTGATGCATCATGTGAAACAAGAGGATACACAAAATATTTTGATTTATTTTGAATTTCAAATAGAGTTTTCTTATCTGCATGTTGTGTATCTTTTTCCCCAGTATAACTCATACTCTTAAAAGTTCCTCCAAGTCTTTCAGATACTTTTTTAGAAATTTCACCACCTCTTACATAAGCAGCATTCCATATGAATGTATTATCTGGTTTTTCTTCATTAACAACTGGTGGTAACATATCATCCATTAC